TGGTGTATCAGGACTTACTTTATTAAAAAAATGCCCAATAGTTCCACCTACTACCCCAAATGCTACCCCAAACTTTACGCTATCCATAAAGTTCTCAGCTGTATACTTATCTCCTATCTCATTACCTACATTATACCCAATCGCATCCGCTGCTACGTTACCTAATACAGCATCCGCACTACTAACTGCTATTCTCTGCGCTATATTTACCTTACTACCACTCTCTATAGCTCTCGCTGTAGAACTAGCAAAAGGTAAAAGTTTCGATGCTGCCATTCCTGTAGCAAAATTTATTGGATCAAGCATTGTTCCAACCATCCCACCAACGAATGTCTGCGCCTTACTGTATAAAGTGTCTGGAGCTAGATCTATTGCCTTCTGCATCCTGTCTTTAAATAATTGACGCTCATACAGAAAATCAGCCTCTCCCTTAGATATATCCTCTTTTGGCTTCTCATGCAAACCGTATATCTCCATGACTTTATCAGGAGACATCATCTCTCCACTCTCTCGTGCCTTTACCTTTTCTAAATAACCTTTTATCTGCTCTGTTGGCCCTTGTACCATACTCATAACTACAGAACCAAGATATGGACTTATGCCATCAGGAGCCTCATTTACTAAATCGTTAACAGATTTTGTAGATACATCTGTCTCTAAATTACCTAAATCTATCATTTTACTCTCTTGATTATATCTTTGTATTGAACTTTTATGACGTTATTATTCTTATCCTGAACGGGATATAAACTGCCATCTTTTCTTACAAATAATTGCGCACCTGATAAATCTCTGTTTTGTACCCACTCACCATTTGCTTGTACTAAATTTCTAATATTTTCGTTTGCGGGTAGGTTTAAATTGTCTGCTTGTGATGGTATATCTATCTTGCGCGGATCACGGGAACTAAAAAAATTCTCTATCTTCTGTATCTCTGAATCAGACCCTATGTTTTTAATTGGTATTATTAAATTAGTTCTACCTGAAGATATATCCCTGAAATTATTATCATAAACTTTCTTGGTGGCCATTTCAGCTGCGTTGCTTGCACTCATTCCACTTACTACAAGCTTCTTTGCCTCTAAAGTAATTTGAGACTTTAATCCATTTCTTGTATCTAACGACTGTGTCACATCCCTATTAGAAAATAGGGTAGCTAGCTTGCTATCAATGTTATTAGCAACTTCTATATTTATATCAGCTTCTTTTACCCCAGTGTTTTTAAAACCTTCTTCAATCTTCTTAGCGTTAAATGAATTACTAATCATAGACTTACGAGAATCGCCACTACCAAAACTAGTAATAAAAGATATATCCTTAGGAAGTCTCTCTCCACCCTCACTCACAATCTGATTTAATACCTCATTTGATTTTGCACCGTAACTCTTCTCAATTTTTTGCACAGCAAAGTCTAACGCTGTAGCATCATTTAAAGCAGCTGCCCCAATAAGTCTATCTGCCTCTACCATCGCGTCCTGCTTTGTTATGTAGCTTGGCTTAAGACCAGACTTAGCATAAAAAGCATCTATACTATCATGGTATTTTCTTAAATCATCAGGCATACCCGTTTTTGATGCGTTATATGCTGTAGCTATACCAGGATTATTCTCTATCGCAAATAAAGCTGGATCTTTCTGAGCACGTGAAAACATTGCATTATACTGAGACGCCGCATGCTCAAATACAGCACTCTTCTTAGCCATAGAACCTAAGTCGTTACTATCATTTGGGCTTGGTCGTAAAGACTCTATCTGCGACTGCGCATCTGAAAACATACCTAAGCGTGCCTTGCGCATTATAGGTGATACATCTTTTGCTAGTTGTATCCCATCCTTTAAGTCACTCGCAAGCTCAGGAGGTAATGAGTTTATCTTATCTAATAATTTCTTCTCTGCAATAGGTGGTACAGACTGACCACTACCTAGTATATCCGTGTATGTCTTAGTCTCACGAGCTATAGCAGCTAAATTCTTTCTAGCCTCTGCTTGGCCCGCTGATTTTAACATATCCTTAAAACTGTCAACTTGATCAGGACTTAACCCACGCAATACCTCTGACTTACCTGGGTCTAACTTCCCCCCAGATTTTGTAGCATATGGTATTTTTAACTCACCAGATGCTGTATATCCTAATGCGCCTAAATCATCAGGAGTCATTTTTAGATTCATATCTGAATCACTCGAGTTAAGTAATGTAGCAGCCTCACCAAAACGCTTTTGATTTATTAAGCCATCGACCATAGATTTTGCTATAGTTGCGCGTACTTCATTATACATCTTCTCAGAAGAACCAGGAGTTAACTTACCAGTAGCAGAATGCTCTAAATACTGATTTCTCTTTGCCACTAATTCGCCAACAGCTAAATCTGGGTTATTCATAACTTTTACCCCAGTATTTCTGATTAACTGCTTCTCAGTATTTATATAATACTCTTGCCCCATCTGAAATCCACTCTCTAAACCATGAACCTCAGCCGTTTTCATCACTCTATCAAAATGGGAACTTGCCTTACCAGACACTATTGGATCTAACTCCGAATTTAGGCTAGATAACTTCTCCTGCGTTATCTGAACTAACTTATCCCTAAAATCTGTTCCATCTGGCTTAGCTATCTTTAACGCCTCAACCCTAGCCTCTTCAGCTAGTACCTCAGCCCTATTTCCAGCTACCTGCGCCCTTTGATCTTCTATCACATTAGTTAAATCAAACACGCCTTTACCAAACTGCTGAAGCGCTTCCCCGTTAATTCTAGCATCTGATGTACTAGATATCTGCACCGGAGAGCTTGGCGTTAAACGTGTTGTCTCATTAAAACCTGGCATCATTGGCATATAGGTTATCCTTTAGTTGGTGACGAAGGCTTTCCACCTTTTCCAATACCACTCTGAGCAAACATTGTCATACCTTGCCCAGCTGCTCTTAAGTACATAGATGAACCAGTTAAATCACTAGCTGTCTGATCAGACTGTTCAGCACGTAATCCAGCTAATCTCTTCTTAAATTCACCCTCTCGCTGAATAGCAAATCTCTCGCTATCCATAGCTACAGACTCAGAAGCTAATAACTCCATAGATGAAGCAGATAGCTCAAGACCACGAGATGATACCGACATAAGCTGGTCACCTTTTAACTGACGAGCTTTTCTATCAAAAATTGCAAGTTCTCTGGCTGTTGCTTCCTGCTGGAATAACTGCTGCTCTCTATAAAAAGCAGCATTCTTTCTTTCTGCCTCAGCTTGATCCTGTGCAGATTGCATTGAACCTATTATGCTTATAGCCGCAGCGGCTAGCATTACATATGGCATATTAACTCCTAATACGACTGACCATTCATTATTATTGCTATAACTTCCCAAGGAAATGGTTGATCCTGTTTTATCTTAATAGATAAATTTCTTTCCATTCCACCTATATACATGCGCTTATCCCCAGTAAATAATGGCAATACTGGCATATTTGTAGGACTTGAGTCATTTAAAAATTTAAAACTTTCGTAACTTGCATCTGTAGATTTTTTCATTAATGCATTGTGCGTTTTATTAAATCTAACCCATATCTCAGTAGCATTTTTTGTTAAGCCCTGTAAACTTTGTGGCGAATTTGCTATATCAAAGTCTACTGTCTCTAATACTGACTCATACTTATAACCAATTATGACCTCATTGTATGAGTTAGGAGATAAATCTAAGTTACCAGATCCGTCAATTGTTTTACTACCTAAGTACATACCATCTGCGATTACTTCCACAGTTTCATTTATATGATTTATAAATGAGAATATATTATTCTTAGATATATATGAAATACTGTAGTCTGAGCAATCTGTAAATAATGGCCTAACAGCTAGTGTCTCTTGAAAACCATATCCAGCTGCTGCATGATAATAAGTATTCGTATATTTTTTCCCATTAAAGTAACTGAGCATTATTTCTAGCGTGATTTTTACAACTCCATTTATTGTTCTTTCACATATCATTAATAAATTCTCATTTACTCTGCTTCTAGATGGAACAGAACATATTGAAAGAACCCTAACAGAACCTGATGGCCCAGTACCACCCAACTTATGTGATGACCAACCACGTATATTATTTTTACTATCTATAGTGCATGAGCTTAACCCGCCAAAATCATCTAGTAACCATAATCTAGCATCCGGCGATCTCTGTAAGCATATATCAGTGAAAAATGGCTCTGGATGGTCAGTAACGTCATCACCCGTATATCTTGCGTATGTTTTACCAGCTATATGATCCGCGTGCTGAGCTATATCATCAGATTTATATTCATCCTCTTGAAATGAAAATACTAAGTTTCTAACCCTTCCACCTGTAGAAGGTAAAAATATAATATTATTGTCAATTTTTACAGGGTAATGCTCGCGTGAACCAAACGATGTAGCTCCTTCAAATATAATTGAGCCAACTTTATATAACCCATCAGATGAAGAAATAATAGCTTCACCGTCTTCAGCGCCTACAAATAATCTTTTACCAGCTTTTAACCACTTAATATTATTTACCTGTGAAGCAGAAACATCGAAAGAAAAAGCGCGAGAAGTATCATCCGTATATGTCGCAAACTCTGGATATTGTGCATATGGCCTTTCTTGCCATTCATCTAAATCTCCAGTAGCAGTAGCCCAAACTCTATTAGGATGCGTTAGTGTTCCAGCTACCCATAGCTTACCTTGAAAATATGCGCAAGCCCTTGGCCAACCCCTATAAGTTGACCAAGCTTGCTCCTCCCAAGTATATCCTGTTGTTACCCCATATCCTGTTGTAACAGGTAAAGGAAATAAAGGATCAACTTGAGCAGTAGCTGTAAATGCATTCGTTACTCCAGTTATTCTGACTAACCCAGTCTGCGCAGTAGCTATTGTTCTCGTTAATTTAAATCTTGCACCTACATGACCAGAATTAAATATACCTTTAGTGCTAGTCAGAGTTATTGTACCACTTGTAGCACTTGCCTGTAACTCTCCTTGCCCTTGATTATCATCTAAGTTTACCTCAAGATACGGAACTGTTTGCGTAACTTCTTTTGTACCATAAGATAAAGGCGAAAAATTCCATGAATTTATATAGTACCCAGATGAGGATAAAAATCTAAGAGATACAACAAGTGGCCTAAATAGCCTATGTGTTATCAATAAATTTTCGCCAAACTGTGCATATTGTATCTCTGAAGCTATATTATTTGGTATTGTCGTTGCCTCAACACCAGTCAACTCAGCGCCAACAGTTAATGCGTTTAATGATCCAGTATCAGCGTTGTATATCCAACTATTACTAATCGCCCCAGAGTTTAGCACTAAAACTAAATTCTTTGATGGAGTCTTAAAAGGGATTAATTTTGATGAGCTATAAAATGATCTGGTAGCTGTAGACGTAATATCATTAACTAAAAATGTGCCTGGTCTTCTCTGCACACCACCCTGTGGTATAATATACGCATTAGTACATTCTTTTAGAGCATTTAAATATTGCTCTGCCTCAGTTGACCCATAGACACGCGGAGATATCTCCCCCGCAGTGAAATTTGATAATATTGTATTGAAATTAGACAGAACTACCTCCTAGAATTTGCCCAGTAGGTAGTAGCTACTCTCTGTCCTGTCCCCTCTTGAGCATCAAATGATCTAGCTTGTCTTAGCTTAGACTCATATTCTTTATATAATTGATCTTTTAGTGTAACAGACTGAACTAAAACATAACTTATGTCATGTGCAAGCTTGCAAGAAAGAGCCTCAGCAAAAAGACTAGTAAATAAATACGTTGGAACATCTTTCTTTATATATCTTAACTGAGCATATCCAGCATCAGTAACTATACATCCAGACTCAACAGCCCACTCATATAAATTTTCGTTAAACTCAAGCGCTCTATTATAATCAGCTGGCAGCTGATACTGGTATAAATACCCAAAAGCTGGAGCTGTTACTAAAGCAGCAAGTGAAGCCCTACCTATCGCAAAGTTCCAGGGATGGGAGCCAAGAAGTTCATTTAAAACTTTACTATACTGCTCTTTACAGATCTTTGCTTGGCGAACGTCATCATTAAGGCTGATAATTCTATCAACCCCGATTTTGACGAGCGCACTATTACAAATAGTAACTTCACTTATTGCCATTTATTCCTTAAATAATTACGTACTCAACAGCTACTTCGATGTCTCCAGCTGCTGAACCAGCAGTAGCAGCTACCGCAGATACTGTAGTCTCAACAGTAAATTGCTTAAACATACCAGCTAAAACAGCTGTACGTGCAACAGCATTTGCAGCTTGAGCAGATAGCCATGCTGCAGGCGCAGCTGAGTCAACCCCATTTGCCTTATAACCTAAGTTAAATGTACCGCCTACGTTACCAGATTTAAAAATAACATCTGTAACTAATGCGCCAGCTGGTAATTTTAAAAAATCAACAACGTCATTTAGTAACAATGCAGCTGTTAATGTAATTTTAGCATATGCAAGTCGTCGTTCTCCAGATACTAAACCTTTGTCAATTTTTGTAGTTGGATTATTAATATATGCTTGTGTGAATTGTGTAGAGTAATATTGAGCCATGTGTCCCCCATTTATAAAAGCGTGGATTAATATCCACGCTATAATTAATTAACCTTCTTTACAGAAAACTTGAATAACTTTTGCTTCTTCCATACGAGTAGCACCGATAGTCATTTTAGCATATGCTTGCATACTGTAAGACTTATCATCACGCTCAGATACTCGTGAAGTAATATCTCCACCAACAGCCAGCAACACACCCATTTTGCAGTATGCATATGCTTGTCTAAATCCATCTACTGATGAACCAGCTCCAACAGCGCCTGTAGTAGGAGATGCTACAATACCACTGCCCGTAGCAACTGTAGGTAAACGAGTAAGACGTTTAAATGTGAATCCCATAAAAGAATTTACATCGCCTTGAACTAACGCTTTTACTGAATTGTAATCAGAAGAAGTTACTTCAACTTGACCCAACAAAGATTCAATTTGTGAAGGAGCACAAGCAATATATCTATCGTTATCTTCAACATCATTGTTGTCAAAAATACGCTTCAACGCTCGCAATGTTTTTACATTCAAATCTGTAAAAGCTGCGCCATTGTTAGCTGAATACATCTGAGCATTTGGTAAAGCTACTGCTACAGTACCTTTTTGACCAGAATATGCATTACCACCCAACGCTAAAATAATTTCGTCGTCAATTGAACGACCCATCGCCCACATTGCCGCCATAACATAATCATTGGTCGGATCGTTTAATGATCTGATTTTATCAGCATCGTCAATTAAATCTGCCCACTCATAATCAACCAAAGTAACCATACGTCTAGAGTGTGGTGTATCTAAGTGTGGAGTAGTTGAATGACGGCCAACTTTTTTAACAGCCGCTACTGTACCAATACGATCGTAAAAAGCTGAATCACCTTTTTGCGTCTCTTGGCGTACTGTTTCACGTAATTTTGAACCTTTTTGTTGAGATAAAT